AATACTCTATTCGATTCTGCTCCAGAATCAGGCAAAGTTCATGTTGTTGTGATTGATGAAGACGGTGCTATTAGTGGAGTTGCCGGCACAATACTCGAAAAGTTTACCAACGTATCAAAAACCATTTCTGCTCGAAATGAAGACGGATCAACAAACTATCTCTTTGATGTTCTGGATCAAAACTCATCTTTTATCGCAATCACCGAAGCAAACGTAAGTTCTGTGACAGGTAATGGATACGATTCACTTTCTGGCGGATTAGACGGTGAAGATGAAGATGGTGTTGCTACAGGAACTCTTGCTGTTGGTTATGACCTCTTCAAATCTGCGGAAGATGTAGATATTTCTCTTGTGATTCTTGGTCGGCCAAATACGGCTCTTACCAACTACGTTCTGAGTAACGTTGTCGAATATCGTAGAGATTGTGTTGCTTTTGCGAGTCCTTTTCTCGCGAACGTTGGTTCTGTTTCAGCGACCGCTCAAAATATTGTTGACGCATTCTCGACCATCAACTCTTCTTCTTATATCGTATTTGATAGTGGTTATAAGTATCAGTACGATAAGTATTCTGACGTTTATCGTTGGATTCCGCTCAACGGCGATATTGCTGGTCTTTGTGCTTATACTGATGATGTAAGGGATCCTTGGTTCTCGCCTGCTGGATATAACAGAGGTTTGATCAAAAACGCTATCAAACTTCTTCTCAATCCAAATAAGACTCAAAGAGATCTTCTTTACAAAAATCGTATTAATCCAGTTATTACTCAACCAGGTCAAGGAACATTGCTGTTTGGCGATAAGACTGGCCTTTCACTTCCAAGCGCATTTGATCGTATCAACGTTCGTCGTCTCTTTATTGTTCTTGAAAAAGTTATTGCTAACGCAGCCAAAGGCGCTCTTTTCGAGTTCAATGATGAGTTTACTCGCGCTCAGTTCGTAAATCTTGTTGAACCTTTTCTACGCGATGTACAAGGTAGAAGAGGTATTTTCGACTTCAGAGTGATTTGTGACGAGACAAATAATACTGCCGAAGTGATTGATCGAAACGAGTTTGTTGGCGATATCTATATCAAACCTGCTCGCTCTATCAACTTCATTCAGCTAAACTTTGTTGCTGTAAGAAGCGGTGTTGAGTTTTCTGAAATCGTTGGCGCTGCGTAATATAGGTTTATTGGGGGACTTCGGTTCCCCAATAAATACAATAAAAAGAAAGGTATAGGAGAAACAAATGGCTTTCAATATCAATGATATCAAGAGTCAGCTAACTTTTGGTGGCGCAAGACCAACACTCTTTCAAATCCAAATCACAAATCCAGTAAACGGAATCGCCGATCTAAAGACTCCGTTTATGGCAAAGGCTGGCTCGATTCCTCAAAGTACTCTCACACCAGTTGAAGTCGGATATTTTGGGCGAAAGGTGAAGCTCGCTGGCGATAGAACCTTTGATGATTGGTCCGTTACTGTATTCAACGATGAAGACTTTTTGATTCGAAATGCTCTTGAGCAATGGAGTGCTTCAATCAACTCTCATGTCGGTAACATTTCTCAGTTTGAGAGTGCTTCTCCAAATCAGTATAAGTCTCAGGCTTCAATCACTCAGTTCTCAAAAACTGGCGTTCCGATTCGGAAATACACCTTTTATGGTATTTTCCCTTTGACCGTTGGTCCGATTGCTACTGATTGGGATAACAACAATCAGGTTGAAACCTTTGACGTCGGCTTTACTTATGACTGGTGGGAAGCTTCCGGTGTTACAGGTAATGCTACCACAAACCAATAATGATTTAGATTAGGATGAAGTATGGAACTTTTTGGATTTTCCATCAAAAGAAAAAGTGAAGAAAAAGAAGTAAAGTCTTTTGTTGAGAAAAGTGTTGATGACGGTTCTGTTAACGTTGTAACAGGAGCGGCAGTCAGTACATTTGTTGATCTTGAGGGTAGCGCGAAATCAGAAGCTGAGCTTGTACAAAAATATCGGTCAATGCTTCAACAACCTGAAGTTCAAGCAGCTGTTGATGATATTGTCAATGAAGCTATTGTTGTTTCTTATAATGAAAAAGTTGTAGAGTGTATCACTGATGATATTGATATGGCCGAAAATGTCAAGAAAAAGATTCGAGAAGAGTTTGACAATGTCCTTTCTCTTCTCAACTTTTCGAATCTTGGATACGATATTTTTCAAAAATGGTATGTCGATGGAAGAATCAACTATCATGTATTGATTGACGAATCAAATCCAAAAAAGGGTATTCAGGAACTTCGATATATAGATCCAAGAAAAATCAGAAAAATACGAGAATACGTTCAAGAAAAGATTGGTGGAGGAAGAAACACCGTTACAATCAAAAAGCTGAAAAATGAATATTACATCTACAACGATAAAGGCTTTTATACCGTCAACAACGCATATCAGTCTATTGACGATAATTTATCTTCTGGGCTTAAAATTGCTGACGATTCAATTGTAAACTGTAACTCAGGTATTATGAACGAGAACAATACTCTCGTTTTATCATATCTTCACAAAGCATATAAGCCACTCAATCAGTTGAGAATGATGGAAGATGCTTTGATTATTTATCGAATCTCAAGAGCGCCTGAAAGAAGAGTATTTTATATTGATGTGGGTAACCTACCAAAACTAAAAGCTGAACAATATCTTCGTGAAATGATGACAAAACATAAGAATCGTCTTGTTTATGACGCGAATACTGGTGAAATAAGAGACGATAGACGCCATATGGCAATGACCGATGATTTTTGGTTACCGAGAAGAGAAGGTGGTAGAGGTACTGAAATCACTACACTTCCAGGCGGTCAAAATCTAGGTGAAATGGACGATATCTTTTATTTTCAAAAAAGGTTATATAAATCTCTTAATGTTCCGATTTCAAGACTAGAACCAGAAACAGGATTTTCTTTAGGTAGAGCATCCGAGATTTCGAGAGATGAACTCAAGTTCTCAAAGTTTATAAGAAGATTAAGAAATAGATTTTCGATTCTTTTTGATGATATTTTAGAGAAACAACTGATCCTAAAGGGTATCATTACTCCGGACGAATGGAAACTTATTGGGAATAATATTCGATATGATTTTATGGAAGACAATCATTTTGAAGAACTCAAACAGTCCGAAGTGCTTCAAAACAGACTCCAACTTCTTCGTGATATTGATGAATATACTGGCAAATACTTCTCGAAAACTTGGATTCAGAAAAACGTTTTGTTACAGTCAAACGATGATATTGAAGAGATTCAAAAAGAAATAGACCAAGAACAAGAAGATGAGCCCGATGAAGATAGTCCTGAGTTCAATCAATCAGTATTATAAATAAAGTAAAACGTAAAGGAGAACACCAAATGTTCAGCTATGTAGATCTTGTCGAAGCTGTAAACGAAAAAGACTCAGTCAAGTTTGAAGAAGCTTTTGATTACATTATGAAAGCGAAAGTCGCATCTGCTATCGAAGAAATCCGTTCCAATATTGTCGAACAAAAGGCGGATCCCAAAATTGTAGCAAGGTTCGCTAAAGTTCCGGCAAATAAGCGTTCATACTACATTATGAAATGGGCAGAAGAAAATGGTATTGATATTTCTGACGCCATGAAAATGGCTGGTTATAAGAGAAATGATAGAGGTTATGGGTCAAGTTCAAGTTGGATTTATGTTGGTGAAAGTCTAGATATCGATGATTATGAAGAAGACGAGGACGAAGAGGACGAGGATGAAGAAGATGACCTAGAAGAAGCGACTCTTCCAGCCGAAAAGCCTACTCCGAAGACTGTTACGACAGCCCATAGAGATGATTATTTTGTGTTCAAATGGGAAACCGATCTTATCCGATATTTTGGTCAGTATGACATTAAAAGAAAGAAACTTTGGAGAGAAGCCGAGATTTTCGATTTCAAGAAAAGATTCAAAAGTGGTGAACCAAAACCAAACAAAGAAGATTATAGAAAGGCCATTGAATCTATGCCTCCATCCTTTTTCGAGAAACTTGACAACGGTAAAGGAAATGCTTCAGGTCCATGGACTAAAACGGTAGAATAAAGAATCTTAATGGATTTCATGACTAAACTTATAAAATATTACAATAAAGGGTATGTTTGATGAAAACATATAAACAAATCGTTCAAGAAACAGTTGACGCTCCTCGTTCTCCAGATGAACGTAGGTTTCTTCAAAAGCATGTCGTAAAGGTCACTGATTATCCTGTCGATAATCCCAAACCAAACACAAAAATGAAGAAGCGTCGCGGCGACCTTACTGACGGCGAAGATAAAAAAGTATATGAAGAAGTTGAACTCGATGAGGGTGATAAGGTAACAGTTAAACCAAAAGGAAATAGTAGGTACTTTACCATCATCAAAACAACAAATACTAAGT